AGGCCCAAACATAAAATTAGTAATACTAAACATATACGTAATTATATCACAAAAACTGCGCACAAACAGTTGTTTGTGCGCAGTTTAAATTTTTGACTTTAGGTACCAGAGAAAGTAACAGAGCCGCTATTTGCAATTTTGCAGAATGAAAGACCATCAGAGATGAGCGAGATTGAGCTTCCGACAACAGCACCTATTGTCACTTTGCTTCCGGCCGCAGTTCCGTCTGTGATAAACTTTCCACGATTAGCTGATGATGATGTTAAGAAGTGTGCCTGTGAAGAAAGAGCTCTAAAGACGTACACACCGCCTGGAACATTTGCTGGGTTTGGGAGAAGATATCCTGATGGGGTCGCATTATCAAGAGTATAGACGCCAGGCTGACTTATTGAAGCTGACGCAGCCAAGGCTTGAACTGGACTTGTTGGCAAGCTAACAGCCGATATGCTGGAGCTGAATGTTGTTGCTCCAGTGAAGGTTGCTGTTGTTTCTACTGAAAGACCTGAACCATTTGCAAAATCAACCGTTCCTATTTCACTTATAACTGTTCTTGACATATTGTTTCCTCGTTTATGAAATAACTGCCGTTGTAAAAATCTAAGTGGCAGTCTATTGATAAATATTAGATGAAGAACGAATATGAAGAGAATTTATGCTTTTGCTTGTGAGCGTCGTTTTCCAAAAAAAGATTATTTTCTCCAGAAATTTTTGATGATTGATCTGCAAGTCGGCTATCATTCTCTTTTGTCTTTCCCTTGTTCCAGGCAGGCGAAAGCCCACCTTTAACCCCACCATTTTTCATCGCTATTGTTGAGCAAGACTGGCAGTATTTTTTAAATTGGTAAGATGAATAGCGCGTTTCTAAGTTACAAGACAGACACATCGGGCGAGAGCCACTGTAAACATGCTTGATTGCATATGTTATACCATCAATTTGATGGTCACGTTTCAAATGATTAGAAAGGTTTTTACCAGTTGAAAACTTTAAACCACATTCAAGACAGTCCATATCATGATACCTTTGCATGATAAGTATATGACAAAAATGAGATATGATCAACGCCTATCAAATAATACAAAGCATGGGATGCTCTTTCGAACATCCCATGCTTTATTTAAACACATTCACCTTTTACGGTGAATGTCTCAACTAGATGATGTTGAGATCGAGGACAGTCACAGTCCCGTAGAAGTCTGAACGAACCATCTTCTTGCCGTAGCGAGTCATAACGCCCTTACGAGGAGTGAAATCCTCTGGAGCAAATATTGTTGGCGTAACAATCAGTGGGACGTAAGGAGCGTAGACGTAACCAGTCTCGAGGTAGGAACCGCCCTTGAAGCCAACGAGAATCTTGTTACGTGGGAAGTAAGGATCCTTGTAGACTGTGAAGCGGTTGGAGAGGGTGCCGACCTTCTCTGCACCGATCGAGAATGGTGCACCAACCTGTCCGGAACCATCGATGCTGTAGCTTGGACGGTAGTAGGTACCAGCCTCGAGGATCGTTGCAACATCGGGTCCAACAACGATGAAGTTTGCAGAACCGCGGAGGGTCTTGCGGTGAATCTCGTTGCCAACGTCGATGATTGTCTCGGTGAGAGTCTCGTACCACTCACGAACTGTACCGGTGAAGTTAGGACCGGGCTGAGTTGTGGATGCACGAGAGATCTCGTTGCCGTTTGTCTTGTTAACAAATCGTCCCGGAGCGCGTGACCAGAAGTAGTTCGCACCGGATGCCTGGGTAAGCAGGTCATTCAGGATCTCGCGATCAAGCTCAAGGGCAATCTGCTCAGAGAGGATCTGGGTAAGCTCAACCTCAGCATCGATGCTGTGGTAGGCGTTCAGGTCCTGTGCGAGCTCTGGTGACCAGCGAGCGCGAAGCTTGCGGGTTGTTGCAGTGACAGCAATCGACTCAATCTTGATATCAATCTCAGGAATAACCGGTGAGGGGCTTGAACCGAAGTTTGACTCAAAGACAGGGATGGTCACTGTGGAACCGGAAGAGCCCTCAACATCTAGAGTTGAGGCCTGGGGGTAGCTCAGTGAGAATGCTGTAGAAGCATCTGCTGTGAGTGTTCCTGAGAGCACTGTAAGAAGATGGGTACCTGACAGCGGGGTGGCTGTGAAGGTTAAACCTGATGCGTCCCAGACACCGATCTGGTTGAGACGACGAAGGTTAAGGATGCCAGTACCGCCCTGGTATGCCTCGCCCCAGACTGCTGCAGGGGTGTAGGTATTTGTTGGGAAGAGAGCGAAGCTCTTTGCGAGACTCTGATCAGCAGATGATGAGATTGCGCCAAGTGCAACGATACCAAACTTGATCTGTGCGGTGCCGACGCCGGCGGTGCCAGCCTCAATAAGGCTTGTGATGTTTGGATCAAACCCAAGAAGACGACCATCAGTGCCGGTTGCAAATGCAAACTTTGTGGAGAGGAACGCGCCTGCGCCACCGAAAGCGCCGGATGCTGTAAGAGTGACTGGTGTGAGTCCGTGAACACGGCTGTAAGCAGAGCCAACAAGGTCATACATACCACCTGTTGCAATTGATCCACTCTGGATTCCCTTGCCAACTGGGTTGTTGTAGATTGACTGACCGCGACTGTAGGTTGACTTTGATGCAGCTGCGTCAAGATCAACACCAGCATTACCACCAACGTTCGAGCCGTAGGTGTAATCCAGGTAGAAGAGAAGACCTGATGGGAGGCTCATTGGCTGGATTGAGACAAGCTCATTTGCAACAAGACCACCGAAAACGCGACGAACGATTGGGAATGCAATGTTCGAAAAACCGCGGATGTCGCCGGAGCCAACACCGCCGCCGCCGCCGCCTGAGAGAGAGTTTACCTCGCGGAGGAGGTTTGAGGTCTGATTCTCAAGAAGGCGGGCCATGTTCTCGCGGTTTGAACCGGCAAGACCGCGAAGGAGACCTGTGCGGCTCCACTTCTCAACAAGGCGGCTGTTCTCAGCGCCAATATCACGCCCGCGGATTCCTTCCGAGAGCTGCTCTAGTGTAAAAGTCTTTGACATTTTTGATTTCTCCAATATGTAATTTGATTAAAACCGTATAAACTAACAGACAACTACTTGTCTGACTTGATACCTGCGAGAAGTCCCCAACGATCCACCTCAACGGATTCATTCAGATTAGCTGTGCTACCTGATCTCATTGATCTGGAGGATGATCCAAGAATACGACCTTCTGTTACAGTTCCTGACTTAGACTTGAGAGACTCAGTTAGGCTTGTGAACAGAAGCTTTGCTTCTCTTACTGACTTTGCTGCATCGAGAGATTCAACAATCGCTCTTTGCTGACGGGACGTGAGATCACGATTCTGCATAAGCTTATTAACATATAGAAGCTTAGCGTTGAAAAGATTGACCTCTTCTAGTTGCTCACGAAGTGTTGCATTTGTGCGCTCAGTAGCAGCAAGTTTTGTCTTGAGATCACGATTTGTGCGTGCCTCCTCGACTCTAGCCTTGCGCTCTTCTTTTGCAGCATCAGTTGCCTTCTTAGCAATCTCTAGTGCCTTTCCTGCGACCTTCTTTGTCTCATCAGAGTCATCGCTCTCATTGACATTAAGATCTGAATCTTTTGACTGCATGACAAGGTGTTTTGTTGCCTTCCCACCGCCGAAATCCTTTGCCTTCGGGTCGGAAATTCCCCTGCCCTTACCAGTTCTTGCAACCTTAGCTTCACGAAGTCGACGAAGCTCATTGCGAAGCATGGACTCGTCAACGTGGAAAGTTGACTCATTGGAGTCATCGTCATCCATGTCATCCATTTCGTCCATTTCGTCGTCCATCTCGTCGTACCCTTCGTCCATCTCGTCATCCATCTCGTCGTACATTTCTTCGTCCATCTCGTACTCTTCGTCCATATCATCGTATTCAGATGGCATAGGAGGACCAGCTGGAGGCGGCGGTGACTCTACTGACGCGCCTGCGCCGGTGTCTGAAACGTCGATTGGGGTTTCTGCTTCTTCTTCGCCAAACTCAATGCCGAAAGTCATTCCCTGCAGCTTTGCCTTAAAGTCTTCATCATCAAGACCTTCAAGGTCAGTAGGCTCAAATACAAGCTTTGCTTCTTTGCGTAGACGGGGCTTTCTTTCCATTTCCTCAAGCAAGCGGCGGAATCTCGCGCTAGTTGACATATTCTTCATCTCCTTAATGATGCTATTAAACTTCTTTCTGATTTCAGGAGTACCACCATTAGATATGACGTGATTTCTGAAACCGTTCACATTTTTTACTAGAATTGCGTACGCTGATCTAAAATTTGCACTTTCTGTGAGTGGAAGACCAACTGAGACGGCCTTCAATGACTCAAACTGTCTTTTAATCTGTCCGAGTGATGGGCGACTATCTTTCTTTTCTCCAAGAATCATATCAGCAAGAGCCTCAAGACTTTCTTTATTAAGAGAAATTTCAACGTCATCATCATCAGATGCATCAGCTTCTGCGGATGCGCTTGTCTCGCCGTGCTTATCAACTCTAACGTTTATCTTGACTTCAGTTCCTGAGGCTGTCTTTGTTGTTACGGTATGAGTTACTTCCTCGCCCGCGTCAGGACCTGTTGCAACTGGTGCAGCAGCTGGCATGATTCCGCTGCCCATTGGCATCGCAGCAGCGCTTGGCATTTCGCTATTGTCTGCTAACATCTCATCAGGAAGTGGTTCAAGATCAAGATTTGGAATGTCGTCGTCTTCATTCTCGTCTTGCTCTGCAAGAATTTGTCTTTCGACCATTCTTCTGATTTGTGGAGAAATAGACTCGATGATCTTATTTCTAGCATTGCGCTCCGCCATCTCCTTTAGAGACTTAGCATCGGCGATTGCTTCATCGTACAGATTCAACATATTATGTTCCTAAGCTCAATTAAATATATCATTGACTAGTCTTTTTCTAAATCTTGTTGTAAATGAATTGCTCTTATTAATCGTCTAAGCCGATTCATTGTTAGATCATCGGAGGTAGGTATCTCTTCGAGTGTGTATGCTGGCTCCATTGAACCAGCATCACGTAGCGGGAAAGCGCTAGAATAGCCTGCTTTTGACCCAGCAAGGGATATTCTGGCAGGCGCTGGACGAATTGATGGACCGTCACCACCTACGCCAAGAATCCCTTGCTTGTTTTTGTACAAACCTGGAATTGGTGAAATGCTGTTGCCTGTTATTTGTTCATGCACCCAAAAGTCAGCCCCAACAAGTCTCCTGTTGTCAGCTGCACGATCGGCATATGAGTCCCACCTGATGTGTCCTTGACCTGATTTATTACCAATCGCAACCTGTGTCTCAATATCGTCTTCATCTTCAAGACTTTCCTCCTCATCAACGTCGTATTTTACTGGTTCGATGTATGGGAAAGTTGATTGGGAAGTTCTAGGTGTGTCACGGCGTCCATCAGTGCCATACCCGAGACCAGTTCTAGCATCGTAGTTTGGATTATTTGCTTCATGAACGCGATTACGTGACATTTCGCCTTAGCGTGAGATTGCGCCTTCATTAATATCGTGAGTTGTGACCGTTCCTGTGGACAAATTTGCCCCGCTCTGTCCAAGAGGTGCTATTGAACCAACAATGTCTATTGTTGTCTGTGAAATTTTTGCAGCTGTTGACGATGGTAAAACAGTATCTACTGTTGCGCCGGTACCATAATTGTCATTTGGCTCTATGAGAGTGTCTGTCTTATTTCCTTCTCCACCTGCTGGATCTATGCCATTGAGATTTAGATTTGGATAATAAGATGAGTCGAAGCCAACAGGCGGGGTTGACAGATCTGGTGAACCTTCTTGATCCACAAGCCCCTCGTAATCCATGTTGACGCCATCTGGGAAGTGAGTTGAATCACCTTCTTGTGTTGCTGGCATCATCAAAGATTGTGCTTGAGTGCGAAGATCTGCCTCTGTCATGGAATAAATAGGAGAATTTGGAAACATGTTACTAAGTCTTAGCTTGTCAGAATTTGACAGACCTGTTGTCACTCCACCTGACTCAATCGTAGCGCGAGTTGTGAGAGGCGAGTTTATAGTTGGGTATTTTCCTGGCATTTTTTCTCCTACATTCCTAACTATTCAGATCAAAGCTGTTCAAGGATATGATTTCGGAGATCCTGACGTGCTTCATTCAGTTCAGAAAGCTTACGAGCTAATCTTGCAGCTTCACGCTGAAGCTCCTTGTAGTGCTGAACTTCATTTGCAAGAGTGTGGGCTAAATCTTTTGCTTCAACTTCTCTTGTCTTCTTTGCGACAGTTTCTGTGTCCTGCGTCTTCCCAGTTGGCTTCCTAGAAACTCTGGAGCGCTTTGCTAGCTTTCTTTTCTCTTCATTGATTATCTGACGAAGAATTGCTGGTGTAAGGTTAACAACTTTGTTTGACATGATATCTCCTATAACGTTGCAAAGCTAACTATTCTGTAGTTTAGAACTTTTCTCTAATAAAGACCAAATTCTATCTTTGATTATTTCTTTGTTGCAGCAAATGCTAAGTCAGCCCAGTTTGATGCACCATCAAAAATTTTCATTGGGTCTGAAGACGCTACTTCATTCATTTGAGATTGGGCTGCAGCTGGGTTACGATCTGCTGTTAGCTGTCCAGGAAGCGTGTTTCTAGCAGTATCCTCAAACATTTGCTGCATTATTCCTTGCTGCTCTTTTGGAAATTCAGAAACAAGATTTGAGACTGCAGTTATAGTGCTTCGACGTCCCTGAGCTTGATCTGCAACTTTTGCTGCTCCGGCTGAGAATGATATGCTGTCAAGATGCTTTTTCATAGAAAGAGGTTGATCTCTTTGTGTAGATTCTCTTTGTGTAGATTCTTTTTGTAACTGTGGCTTGCTATCAGCGCGAAGACCTTCTAGCATTACCTCTATGATACATTCTTTCACGATGTCTTTCAGATCAGATCTTGTTAATGATCCCATTATTTTTTCCAGTTCAAGATATCATTGAATATTCTATCGATTCTATCACTACGATTAAATGTTTTTGCAAGTTCTGATGATTTTATTTGGCGACCCTCTCTCATCATGAATGCGCCAGGTGTGCTTGGCTCTGAAACGAAATCCCAGCAAATTAGCTGAAAATCGTCCTGGACAATTTGAGTGTCTCCTGACTTTCTTGTTGAGCCAACTCCTCTTGATGAAATTCCAAGAGTTACACCAGCTTCAACAAGACTTTGTAGTATCTTTCCGCAAGGTGTGTCAAGAATTTCTACAGTTCCGTAGCAAATATTTCCTTCCATATGAGCTTCACGAATAATGTGGCTAACTTTTTTAAGCTCTACAACAGAGCTGTCCGGATGATCACATTCACCTAATGCTCGATTTTCACGAATAAATTTTTGATAATTTCTAACCTCGCGCTCAAGAATATCCTGTGGGTAAACTCGACCATTTTGATTAAGTGTCTCTGCTTTTTGAAGAATACCCTTCATCATCAGCTTGCCACCATTCTGCTCACGATTTTCTTTCATTGTTTTTAGATCAAAAGAAAACGGTGTCCATTCTGTTAAAAGTGTCAGCGCATGGTCATTCATCTTTATTCTCCAGCTCTTGGTACAGTTGCGTTAACTGCATGAATTTTACGATTCCATTATCATCGAGCTTTTTTGGGTCTACGCTATTGACAGTGGACTGGAT